TCCTAAGTTTACCTATCAAAACATCTTTGTAGACATTTGCCGCGTTTAATTTCAAACCAAGTTCTTTGTTTAGCTCCGCAAACTTCTCCCGGTCTTCAATCATAGCGTTGATCGTGGCGTCCTGCATCTGCTTGGCCGTCTCCAGCTTGGCCGTGTTCTCGGTCAAAATTTGGATGCGCCGCTGGCTGTCTTTGTAATAATAGTACGCGCCGTAAGCTGATCCACCAACAAAACCGAGGACAATTATCAGAAGGTAAATTTTTAGCATTATTTACCTTTAGCCATGTAGGCCGTCATACCCATATAGCTACCTATCACACCCGCCTGGCCGATGTAAAATAGCCCAAACAGGTCAGATAAGGCTTTGATCCGACCATCTGGGAATATGGGCAAAAATACTGCGAAAGTAAAAACAATCATAGACCCCATCGCTACCCACGCCATACGTCTTTGCGCGTCGGCCTTTTCGTGTTGGGTCAGAACTACGCTCGCCGCAAGTTCTGAATCACTGACGATGCCATCGCCATCAAGGTCCATTTCGTTGTGCTTGCTGTCTTTTTGCAATTTCTTTTGTTTTGCCATTTTATTTCCTCAAGAGTGGGTTGTCTAAAGCTCGTTGCAGCTTTTTATCTTGCCGCTTTTCAAAAGCATCTAGTTTTGAATCAATACCGTTGATCTTGGCATCAAAACGGGTAGCTGCGGATTCAACGATGTCGCGCATATTCTTTTCAGATTGGCGCGTTGAAGCCGAAACACTGTTAACTTTAGCATCAAATCTTTCATTTGCACTAGATACAATGCCGCGTATTGTCTTCTCCCCTTGGCGGAGAGCCGCACGGGTTTCCCCATTAAGAGTTCTGGAGCGTTTATCCACAGCAGAAATAGCGGTTTCCAGAGATGCTGCATCAGATCGCGTATCCTGCCTGGTATCTCGTACAATTTCCTGAACTTCGAGCACTCTGGTACGGATAGAAGCCATTTCCTTGGTCACAACCCCCATTGTTTTGGTCATAACAGCCAGTTTCTTGTCAAAACCGCTCATATCAGGGGCTTTATACGACGCTATTTGCTCTTTCATGTCCATATA